CCTGGGCAGACCAGGAATGCCCCGTTGGGAAGTGGGGCAAGGAAACGCAACCGGCGTCTTAAAGGCACTTGTCGATAGGGGCCCATGCGAGACGCAATCTTCAATCCGGACGGCGACGATGAGGAGGTCGGACCATTCCTGGCTCCCGAGGAACCCAATGCTCTCCAGGGCTTTGGGCAGCCGCAACCTCCCCGTAGGCCCCGCCGCCCCCCGCTGCCCCGCCGGCCAGTTCCGCCAACAGTCATAGGATCAGGAATCATGTACGAAGACGGCTCGGATTTCGTCCGCGGTGGTTTCAACATGGCCGCCGCCCACAACGCCCAGCTCGGCAGCCATCTGGCCGGCATGGCCAATCAGGTGCAAGGCGCTCTGTCGGACGAGAACGACTCCCGCGTAGCCCAGATGCGGGAAATGCGCCGCATGGAGCATGAGAAGGAACTAGAGCGCATTCGCCAGGATACCCTGCTCAAGCGGCTCCAGATGCAGCAGGAGATTGAAGAGCGCCGGCAGCGCGCGTCCAGGGAGTCCGAGGACCGTGCCAACGGCGTCTTCTACAGCACGCGATGGGAGGAGTGAGCGATCCGTGCGTGAACCCGTTCTGGTTCCTCTGGGATTATGAAGAAGACTGATGGACGCTGAAGGCGACAAGATCCGCAGGCTGAGATCCGATGCTTGGACTCGCAAGGAAGGCCAAGATCCCGAGGGTGGCCTGAATGCCCGCGGTCGGGCGGCCTACAACCGCGAGCATGGCGCCAACCTCAAGCCACCGCAGCCAGAGGGCGGTCCCCGGCGAGACTCCTTCTGCGCCAGGATGCAGGGCATGAAGGACAAGTTAACCAGCAAGGAAACGGCCAACGACCCCAACAGCCGCATCAACAAGTCGCTGCGAGCATGGAACTGCTGAATGGCCAAACCTGACGATGCCGGCCGCGTTATCGCCGGCCTCCTGACCTACAACCCAGGCCCCGGGATCTACTCCCGCCTGGAGCGTGCCATCCAGGCCATGCCTGAGAACGTCCGCACGCAGGAGCTCCCTGGCCTGCTGAAACGCTACAAGGACGGCGTTCCCGGGTGGGAGCTGAAGGCCGTGGACCTGGACTCCGTGATCGGCCAACGTCCGGCCGTGTCTCGGGAAGAGCTGCTCCAGGCTGTCAAAGAACGCAGCCCGGTGTACACGCACAAGGAAGTTGTGCTAGGCGGGAATCCGGCGGCAACAGAAACGCCGCCCGTGTATGAATCTCCGGACGTTTTCAGCTTTAATCCGACTATAGATCCGGTTCATTCGGACGCACCGTCGCCTATCGGTTCTGGTGTGTCGCACGGCAGGCCACGGTTTGAAAACTACGGCCAGGGGGGAGAGAGGTATTCAGAACTGCTTTTAATCGACCCGTCGAACCCAGCGCGTGACTTGCCGCACCCCCACCACTTTCATCCAGACTACCCAGGCAATCCACTGGATGTTGCGAGTAAAGAAACCAGGCGGGCTGCTGCCGCAGGAACTGTGGGGCACGCTCGCTTTGACACTCATGGCGATGCGCTGCGAATCAACGAAATCCAGTCAGACATCAACAACTTCAACATTAAGTCCCAGAAAGACAGGTCGCCGAGGCAAGGTCGCACAGAGTCGGATGCTGACTACCAAGAGGCGTTGCAGAACGCAGGATGGCGATTCAATCTTGGAGATGATGGCGAAATTGTTGGTGAGCCGTTTCGGCGACAGCTTCCGTTTGCCTTGGAAGACGCATGGAGCGACCTGCTGATTAAGCGGCTGGCTCTAGAGGCAGCACGGCAGGGGCATCGCGCAATAGAGGTCGTAAGCCCAAGGGCCGCAGCGATCTCTGGCGGCGACATGGATCATCTTCAGCACCTGTACGGCAAGGTAGTGCCCGGCGCGTTGGAGCGGTTAGGCAGGAAGATGGGCGGGCTGACCGATGACACGCCGACCGCTCCCAGCCAGTCGGACTACCGCAATCAGGTCCGCACGGAAGTTGCCGAGATAGCCGCGGACGCAAGGATGCGACTCCCGCCAGATGTGCATCCGCACTACAGACAGCTTGCGCGGGCGATCTCCGACAACCTGCTCCCAGAAACAATCATGGAAGAGGCGGAGCAGCTCGCCCGTTCCTTGGAGGAATCGGGACGCCCATCCGCCAACCTGATGCCGGGACTCATGCGGCTTGCGGAGCGTGACGCCGCGGCGATGAATGCGTGGGAGAACGTGCGTGAGCTGGAGCCTATTGGCACCTCGCAATCCGCACCCCCCGGCCGCCGCTACCTCATGTCCGACGAAATGCGCCGCCGGCTCATCCAAGAAGGCGTTGGCGCGGCCGTAGCCACGGGCGTCATGTCCCAAGACGATCTCATTGACAGGCTGAATCAGTAATGCCAGACATCTACGACCGCATCCAGCAAGCGGTAGACGAAACGGCGCAGATGCAACGTCAGCCCTACCCTTCCATGTTGAGCGTAGTGGCTAATCATCCAGGTGTCTTGGGCCATCAGATCCTCACCGATGAGGAATACCAGCAGAAGCTCAAGTACGCCGCCCTGATGGAGCGGTTGCAGAAGATTCAGGAGGAAGACGCTCCGGGGTTCAACCAGGCGGTGATCTACAGAGAGCCGGCCGTCAGCAGCATGACGGGCGAAGGCTACATGCGGGATGTGGTCGGCCGGGAGTTGAAGTTTGATGACATCGACCGCTCGCCCTACCGGGAGCGTGGCATGCTTTCTCCAGGGATGCCGCTCCGCAACGCCTTTGATGTGGTGCAGGCCCCGTTCTCTGTGGCAGCCAACACCGCGCGTGCCGCTTGGGACTTGGACAAGGCGGCAGAGAACGCTCCGCACGTAGCCAACAAAGCGACGGGTGGTCTTTGGAATGCCGTCCAGGGCAAGGATCCCAATGAGGCATGGGCCGCGGAGCGTGATCTGGTCGGAAAGATTCCGTTCAACCATACGCTCATGTTTCAGACAAAGGGCAACCCAGGCGCCGCCCTGCCGCAACTTCCGGACAAAGGCATTGTCGAAGGCCCGCAAGTGCTGAAGGAAGACTTTGGCTTCCCTGACAACTGGAAGACCGACATGGCGGGCTATGCATTAGAGGCCGCAGCAGACCCCGTCACCGGAGCCACGGCCGCCATCCGCCATCTCTCCAAGGGACTGAGAGCCGCAGCGCCAGCGGCCCGCGCAGCCCATGCATTGCGAGCGGGCAGTCTATTCGGCCAAGAGATGGCCATGCCTGCAACATGGGTAGGCATCGGTGAGGCGAGCCGCAGGATGGAGTAGGTAGGGCATTAGTCCTGTGAACACGTGTTCATAGGAGATGCCAACTCAATGCTTGTCGAACGCACTCGCCGCTGTTCGCAATGCGGATCCACAAAGCCCGCGAGCGAGTTCTACTCGGACGTTACAACTGACGATTTGCTGTCTGCGTATTGCAGACCTTGCCACAAAGGGCGCGTGGCCTGCCGACGCAGGCGTCTGGCAAGTCGGAATGCTGCCGACTTGGTTGTGGAGCAGAAGTGCAGCCGCTGCGACGTTGTAAAACCATCCGCCGCGTTTCACCGCAGCGTGTGGGAGCTGTCTGGATTGGCTTACGTGTGCAAGGAGTGCCTCCAGCAGCCCCGCGGCCCCGAGCTGGCACCGGATGAAAAGCGCTGTGCCATTTGCAGCGAAGTGAAAGGTCGTAACGAATTCCGGGCGAGCAAGGCAAACGCGGGTGGGCTGGCAACGCGGTGTCGGTTCTGCGAGGCAATTGCAAGAATTGCCTACAAATATGGCGTTGATCTAAACGCTGCAAAGGATATGCGGGAGCGTGCGGCCTGCGAAATCTGCGGGCGGGCGTTGTGCGAAAAGACCCGGTGCATCGACCATTGTCATTCAACGCTCAAGGTTCGCGGAGTCCTGTGTTCTAACTGCAATTGCATGCTCGGTATGTCCAAGGACGATCCGGAGTGCCTGGAGGCAGGGGCAGAGTATTTGCGCAAGGCCCTCCTAAAAACCGCGGAACAAAAAACGACCTGACGCGGCATTAAACCTTTCAGAGCCAACTCCCCCGAGGCACTGAGGTTTATGTCGGACGAAATTGTTAACGAAGCGCCGGTAGCAGAAGCACCCGCCCCCGAGGCGTCCGCTCCCGTTGAGCAACAGTCGCAGGGCTTCTCCACGCCCTACGAAGCGTTCCGCCATCTCCCAGAATTTGCCGGCCAAGACGATCTGGCCATTGCCCAGGATCTGTATCGCTCCAAGCAGGGCTACCTGGAAAGCCAGCGGGTTCTCTCCCAGTACCAGAACCTGATCCCGCAGGCCAATGAGTACCTCCGCAACAAGGCGGAGTACGAGCGTTGGCAGTCCGCCCAGCGTGAGGCTGCCCAGCCGAAGCCGGCCGAGAAGCCGAAGTGGTGGGCGCCTCCCAGCGTTGAGGAATCGTACAAGTCCTACATCGTCCGCGATCCGCAGACGGGCAAGGAGGTCATTGACCCCAACGCTCCGTATGAGGCCCAGCAGGCCCTGCGGAAGTATCAGGACTACACAGCGAACTTCGCCCGCAAGTTCGTCACGGATCCTGAGAACACGCTGAAGCCGTTCATCGAAGACGTTGCCATGCAGAAGGCCAAGGAGCTGGTCGAACAGCACCTCGGCCAGTACCAGGCGCAGAACTATGTCCAGGATCTGGAACGCCAGAACGCGGATTGGCTCTACGACGAGGCGGGCAATATCTCGCGGGAAGGCCAGGCGATTCAGGCGTATATCCAGCAGGCTTCGGAGTTTGGAATCAATTCTCCGGAAGCTCGTTGGAAGTTTGCGACAGGCATGCTCCAGCGTGATCTCCTGAACGTCCGCTACCAGCAGATGCAGCAGGCTCCCGTGCCGCAAATGGGGCAGGGTCATGCCGCGCCGGTGGCCCCGCCGGCACCCGCCCCGGTGGACCCCGTGGCCGAGACCAACATGCAGTTCCTCCGGGAACGTGCGACCCGAACCCCCAACCGTAGTGCTGGAACCACTGAGCCGCGGGCACCTCGCCAGCGGATGTCTTTTGAAGAGAGGCTTCGCGGCCAACTCGTTAACGATGGAGTGATCTGATGAGCAGTTCGACCGACTGGGCTCGTTCCATTGCAACGACGATTGTCAATCATCTCCGTGAGGAAGAGATTGCGTCGTTGCGGAAGTTCAAGTTCTTCGCTGCCCTTGAGGGTGCGGGCCGTATCCGCACCAACATGAGTGGCCGTGGCTTCGATTGGGAAATCCAGTACCGGAACCACAATCCCTCGGGCAACAACGGCGAGACTCCTCGCTCGTTCGCCCGCGAGAACCTGTGGAAGAAGCTGGAGCTGGAGTATCGGGGCGCGCAGGTCACCGATGCCATCTACAAGAAGGAAATGCTGGAGAACCGCAGCGCCCAGGCGCTGGTGAACATCGCCGGCAAGATGGCGAGCCGTCTGCTCACTTCGATGGAGCAGTACCTGGCCAAGGAGTGGGTGCAGGACGGTTACGCGGCTGGCAATGACCTGCGGTTCCACGGCATCGAATCGTTCATGGGCGCGGCAAACACCATCAACTCCACGGTTGCTGGTGCTACAGACCGCGGCTCGGCCAACACGGCCGACCCGTTCTACTACCCGAACGACACCTACGCCGGTCTTTCGACCGTCCTCGGTGCGTACGGCGGCTCGGCGGACGGCGTGTCGATGTGGCCGAACGGCGATGTCGATCCGGAGTTTGACTTCTTCAGCCCGGTGATTGTGAACGCGGACAGTTCGTACTTCGGGGCTTCGACCTGGAAGGACAACTGCTCCAAGGCCCTGCGTGAGGCGATCCATCAGACCCGCCGGAACGACACCAAGGAAGACCAGATCGACATGGTTCTCCTGGACCGGCGGCTGTACATCGACTTCCTCAACACGCTGGATGCCAAGGAGCGTGTCATCGTCAGCCGGACCAACGGTCTGCGGAGCTACGGCTTCACGGATGTGTTTGAGTTCGACGGCGTGGAGGTCGGGAGCGAGGTGAGTGTTCCTGCCAACACCGGCTACGGTCTGGCGACGGGCAACATCGAACTCCTCTGCATGGAAGGTCAGTTGATGACCAGCGAGGGACCGTTTTACGACGAAATCACGCAGCAGTACCGCTACGTGGTGTCCACGCTCGGCAACCTCAAGTTCAAGAGCCCGCGTAACTTCTTCAAGCTCGTTGTCTGAAACCAAGGAGATAGTGAAACATGAGTCTGTTGATTGATCCGCCGTTCGCCCTTGGTCAGACGCTGGGCGTCAGCTCCACCGCTGACGGCCAGAACTGGGTTGGGGCAGTGAAGCAGTTTCCTGACGTTGATCCGACCACCGGCAAGGTGCGGTCGAATCGGGTGAAGACCTGCATGGCGGTGCGAAATGCGGCCAGTGTCGCTCTCGCTCCGAAGCGTCTGGTGCGGTTTGCGGTCGGCACTGCCGGCCTCTCGGTCTTCTCGGCCGTTGACGGCTATGCGGCCGTGACGAACGAGGAGCGGGTGGGCGTTGTGGATGAGTTCCTGCCGGCCGGCGGCGTGGCTGTGAACGATGTGTTCTGGGTGACGGTGTCGGGTCCGACTGAGGTCGCTGTGGCGCTCTCGGGCACGGATGTGGCGGTTGGTAATCGGCTGGCGGCCATCACGGCCGCTGCCAGCACCAGCACCACCGCCGGCCGCGTGACGCCGTCGCCGCTGTCGGCTTCGACCGCTGGTGCCAACGACAACAGCCTCGGCGTGCTGGGCCGTGCGTGCAGTGCAGGTGCGACCACCGGGACGAACGTCCTGGCGATCCTCCAGACCCGGTATTGAGCATGCCCTGTTTGGGGCTAGGGGGGAGCCTCTGATCTGGGCAACCGGGTCAGAGGCTTTTCCACTTTCTGGAATCTAGAACATGAACGATCCGGCGATTCAAAACCTGGACTACCTGCGGCAGCTCATTGCAGAGGTGCGTGGAGAGAATCCGTACCTGGACATGCTTCGGCTACGGATGATGCAAGACACCGGCATGGGCGTTGATCAAATAGTGGAGGAGAGCTGATGAGCCTGATGTTCCCGAATGGCTCTCGCACTGGCACGCTCGGCGGGTTTGGCGGCCAGAAGTCGCAGGCCCAGCCGCAGAAGCCCTCCTGGCAGAAGCAGGATGGCTCATTCGATTACATGGGCTGGATGAATAGCCCTGGTCGCTACTCGCCCGACGCCCAGCAGGCATGGCAACAGGCCGGCTCGCCCAAGTCATTCAGACCCGGCCAGGCCCAGCCCATCCAGCCGCAGTCGCAGGGCACGCCATACGGCCAGCAGCCACCGTTCACGCAGACCATGCAGACGCCGTTCGGGCAGATGAACCCGAATCAGTATTACCAGCAGCGGGATGCGTTTATCCAGACGGCTAACGACCAGATGGGCCAGTACATGGCCAACGGTGGCGTGTACCAGGGCCAGGCGGCACCGCCGCCAACGTGGGGCCAGCAGCCGCAGTTCAACCCCATGCAGATGTGGGGCCAGGCCGGCGACATGGTGCAGCAGGGATGGCAGAACCCGTACGCCCAGCAGCCGTATGGTCAGCCGTACGGTGGCGGCGGATACATGGGTCAGCCGCCAGCCGCCCCGCCGGCTCCTCCGCAGCAGAAGCCGCCGCCGGACCTTCTGCAACAGTACAACCGCCTCGTCATGCAGCCGACTTCGCGGCAGGCGAATTACGGGCAGGGGTACGAGGCTGCGTTCAACAAGCTGATGCCAGAGGCTCAGAAGTCTGGCTTGTACACCGACCAGCAGCTCCAGGCATTGCGTGACGAGCATGCAAAGTGGATGGCGCATGAACGCAAGACTGCCCCAGACGCTTTGGCGAGGGTCAGCGCCGCCAACAAGGCCGCCAGTGGCCAGTTCTCTGATCAGGCCGACACGTTGCAGAAGGCGAGAGCCACGCAGCGGGCGGGGGTCAGCTCCCAGGGCAACCAGAGGTGGCTGGCCTCTCTGACCCCAGCCAACCGCCGCATCTACTCCATGATGCAGAACATGTACTGAGCTTGCATCCGGCGGCGTGCCAGTGTAAACTTGTCTACCTATCCCCCGAGGTGACATATGCAGCAAAAGTTCAACGTCGGCATCGTCACGTTCTCTTACGGCGGCAACGGCGGCATCTCCTCCGAAGTCCCTGACATTCGGGAGTGGATGATTCCCGTAGTCCTTGACCTCTCCAAGGATGACCGCGTGGGCAGCATCCGTGTCTGGAACCTGTCGGACACGCCGATCACCATGACCCGCAACCAGGCCGTCCTCCAGGCACGGGAGTACGGCATCGATGTCTTGGTCATGGTTGACAGCGACATGAAGCCCGACATGCTCGCCGGCCAGCCTGGCTCCCAGCCGTTCTTCAAGAGCAGCCTGGACTTTCTTATCAACCACTACCACAAGGGGCCGTGCTGCATCGGCGCCCCATACTGCGGCCCCCCGCCGCAGGAGTGCGTGTATGTCTTCCGGTGGAACAACTGGGCTTCAGACAACCCGAACCCCGACTACCAACTGGAGATGTACGACCGCCACACGGCCGTGAAGATGGCCGGCATCCAGGAGTGTGCCGCGTTGCCGACCGGGCTGATCATGTACGACATGCGATGCTTTGACCTTACGGAACCTCAGAGCGAAGCCGACAAGCCCTGGTTTTACTATGAGTGGAAGGACAAGTATTGTGCTTCCAAGGCGTCCACCGAGGACGTTACGCAGACCCGCGACCTGTCTATGGTGGGATCCCAGAAATTGGGCTACAGCCCGGTGTACTGCAACTGGGACGCCTGGGCCGGTCATTGGAAGCCGAAGTGTGTTGGTAAGCCGCAGGTGCTGGCGGCAAAGGATATCAGCAGCAAGATGAAGGCATGCTGGGAGGCGAGCGTCGATCCAGGCGTGAAGCTGGTAGACATCCCGCCGCCGGCCTGGCTGAAGAGTGTCAACGTATAAGACTTGCATTCAGTGCGGGACATCTTATCCCGCCACCACCGAGAACTTTCACAAGTCCAAGGATGGGCTGCACGCTCGGTGCCGCCGTTGCCGGAACGACAAGCTCAAGGGTGAGCGTAAACAGGTCCGCAACAAGCGGCTGGCCAGGATTGAGAAGTCGGCCATCGACTCCTTCGTCAAAGCCTCTCGCCTTGGCGGGGCGAACATCCCGCACTCGTCGGAACTCCTTGAGATCCTCATGGACTACTTCGGCGGCGTCCGTGGGTTCGCCAACGCCTACATGAAACAGTTCTACGACTCTCCTGTGGGCGGGGCTTTTCGCACCAAGATGCTGGACTCCGTAGTCCGCCTGGTAGTTGGGAACACCGCCATGGGCGGAGCCAAGAAGCCGCTGGAACTGATGAGCGAAGAGGAGCTGGAGGCAGAGCTGAGACGCCAGGTCTTGGAGGCCGCCATGAGCATGAAGAAAGTTGAGGTCATTGATGGACAGAGTGTGCCGAACCTGCCGTTGGTCGGAGGAGATGCTGAAGTCGGACTGGCTGCGTTGCCATCGCATGCCCCCGGTGGTGAGCTTCCCGACCGTGGCACGGAATGACTACTGCGGCGAATGGTCTTCGCCAACGATCCAGCAGATGAACGAGCGTGCGAAAGCATCCGAAGATCCCGCCGCCTCCGAAGGCTGACGGGCCGATAGGCGGGCTCACGCAGCACGCCCTGACGCAGATGAAGGACGTTCAGACCGCGCTCACCGAGCGCCGTCTGGAGGCCCTGCGCCTTTGGGTTCCGATGCCGAAACAGGAGGCGTTCCATTCCTGCCGGGCGAGCGAGCGACTGGTCATCGGAGGCAACCGTAGCGGCAAGAGTGCATGCACATTCATTGAAGACGCCCGCGCGGCGACAGGCCAGGATCCGCACGCCAAGTACCCCAAGGAAAACGGCAACTTGGTGATCATCGGCAAGAACTGGCAGCACATCGGCATGGTGGTCTACCCCATGCTTTTCAAAGCCGGGGCGTTTCGGATTATCCGTGATGAAGTGACAGGAGCCTGGCGTGCCTTCAATCCAGCGAGCGACGGCCGACGAAAGGACGAGTCCAAGCCAGCTCCACCACTGATCCCGCCACGGATGATCAAAGACATGGCGTGGACGCAGAAGAACGCAGGCTATCTCAACAAGGCTGACCTGACCAACGGCTGGACGATCTATTGCTTCTCTTCTGAGGGCGAGCCGCCGCAGGGCTTCCAGGCAGACCTCGTCCATATCGATGAGGACATCAACAACGAGCGGTGGGTGGGCGAAATGCAGGCCCGCCTCTCGGATCGCAAAGGCCGCTTTGTGTGGTCGGCCATGCCGTGGAGCAAGAACGACGCCTTGCTTGGCCTGTGCGAGCGGGCCGACCGGGCGGAGGAAGACGGTGTCCAAGACCCGATCATCCGGAAGTTCGTCCTGCGATTCCTGGACAACGACCACATCGACCAGGAAGAGAAGAAGAAGAACCTAGAGCGGTGGGCGGCCCTCGGCCAGGACGAACTGAAAATGCGAGCCGAGGGTGAGTTTACCACCGGCTCCACGCTGATGTATCCGACGTTCAATGCGTCGGTCCACATGATGGGCCGCTCGGAACTTCCGGACGGCCAGATCCCGGCGGACTGGACGCGGTACGTGGCGATTGACCCCGGCCATGCCGTCATGGCTACGCTGTTCGCTGCGGTCCCGCCGGACGAGAAGTTCATCCTCTTCTATGACGAACTGTACATCCGCAACTGCAATGCCCTGATCTGGGGCGAGCAGTTCTTTGCCAAGGCCCAGAACCAGTACATCTACGCCGCCATCATGGACATGCACGGCGGCGCGCTCCGTGACTTGGGTTCGGGCCGCCTGCCCCATGAGATGTACTCCGAGGAGTTGAAGAAACGGAACTTCCGCTTCGCCCTCACGGCACATCAGTTCCTCCCGGGCTCCGATGACATTCCAGCCCGCACGGCCATGGTGCGGCAGTACATGCACATCCGCGGGGACGGGACCACCAAGTTCAAAATCCTGGAAGGTGGCTGCCCGAACCTCGTCCGCGAGCTCAAGCGGTATCGCAAGAAGACCACCACAGTCAACGGCCAGGTCTACGTGACCGACGAGCCACAGACGCGGGGCGAGGTCCACGCCTGCCAGACCGCGGAGTACCTCTGTGCCTACGAGCCCAAGTACCACCGGCCGCCGACGCAGGTCGGACCAGAGCCGTGGTGGGTGAAGTGGCATGCCAATCGTCTGATGAGACAACGGAAGTCCGAAGACCCGTGTATTTTCCTAGCCCCCAGTGGGAGTATTAAGCGATGAGTTACGAGATGCCGAAGGCGGAAGTTGGTGAGATCGTCCTGTTCCAGACCCATGAAGGCGCCCCGCATGTGCCGGCCATCGTCTGCAAGGCGGCGGCCAGGACTGTGACCCTGTATGCCATGTCTGGGGAGGCTGGGGTGAGCATCAAGCCCTCGGTCCACCATGTCACGGACGAAGGGGTGAATGAGTTCCCGGAGTGGAAGAAATACGGCTTCTGGGAGCATCGCCCCAAGGATCCCCGGATTTCCCTGCTTTCCGAGCGGCTGGCCCTCCTGGAGAAGAAGCTGGAGGCCCTGGAGCCCAAAAAGGCCAAGTGAGGGCATTAGTCAGTAGGAGACGCCATGCCACCAAAAGCCGTGTTTGATGTTGCCCGGGCGGCGGAGCTGCATGCTGGCGGCATGCCGCTAGCCCAGGTCGCTCGCCTGCCAGGTTTCCCGGCGCAGGGGACACTCAAGCGACACCTGCTGGCCGGCGGGTATGAAGTGTGGACGGGCCCCTGGAAGATGCGCGGAGTTACCCGCAATGCTCTCTATGACCTGCATCACGTACAGGACATGACGACTGAAGCGATTGGCCAGATGTTTAATTGCAGTGCCAGCGCAGTACGCCGCAGGCTGGTGGACCTTAAGATTCCAAAAGGCTCTGGAAAACATCGTTCCATGCGTGGGCCTTCTCATTGGAGCTGGAAGGGCGGTCGCTACACGGATGGCCGAGGGTATGTGCGCGTTCGTTGCCCTGGCCACCCGAATGCGGGTAGGAATGGATACGTTCTGGAACATAGGAAAGTGGCCTCGGAAATGCTTGGTAGGGCCCTTCTTCCCCATGAGGAAGTGCATCACGTTGACGGCGACAAGACGAACAATTCTCCGGAAAACCTGGCCGTAGTGTCGCGAGGCAAGCACCAGCGATTGCACGCCGATGTGTGCAGAGAATTGTGGGCGCTGCGCAAGGAGGTTGAGAGCCTGCGCGCTAGCGACTCTCAGTCGCCATCTGGGCGCCCGGGTGTCGTTCCTCGTTGCGCCGACTGGAAGGTGGTTGGATGAGCGACGACAACCCGCTGCGTCCGATAGTGAAGCGATGGACTGAGGTTATCAAGCAGGGAATCGCCCACAAGAAGGTCTTTTCGGACGATGCCAAGGAGGCCATGGGCTTCTACTCGTCCGACCCGAACGCCATGTGGGCCAACGAGCATGCGCGTGGCGAGCGGGGCTACAACAAGGGCATTGACCCGCCGCCGTTCCGGATGGTTGTGAACCGTGTTTTTGAGGCCGTCACGCTCTTCGGCTCGGTCATTCACCACCGGAACCCGCAGCGAACGGTGACGCCCAAGGAGTACCCGATCATCGGGCCGGCGATGTTGGGCGTGCAGCCGCAGCCACCCATCCCGCAGATGGGCCCTGATGGCCAGCCGGTCATGGGGCCAGACGGCCAGCCGGTGATGATGCCTGACCCGATGCTGATGGCCTACCAGCAGGCTGTGGAGCAGCAGGGTTTCCTGTATGAGCGGCGCAAGCTCATCGCCAAGCTGCTGGAAGACTACCTGAACTACACGCCCAATGAACTGGACCTCAAGCGGCACACCCGCAAGGTGGTCGATGAGGCGTTCATCAAGGGTGCGGGCGTGTGGTGGCATGAGCTATACCAGCCGCCCGGCTCGGCAGTCAGGTTTGCCGGATCCTTCTACGATTCCATCGACAACCTTGTCTGGGATCCGGATGCTGATGAGTTTGAGGACATCCGCTGGGTGGCCCGTAAGCGGATCCAGCCCATCGATGAGGTGTCCGCCAAGTTCGGCTTGTCCCGAGAGGATCTGAAGGGGCACATCGAATCCTACTCTTCCCGCGCCGACCAGGGCGACCGCGGCTACGAACACAAGAAGCGTACGGGCAAGACCAACGACCTCATCTGCTACTGGGAGATTTACTCCAAGACCGGTTTTGGAGATCGGCTGAAGGACGCCGAGAAGGACTTGCGCGGCAAGTTCGATGCTCTGGGCCCCAACTGCTACATCGTTGTGGCTGAAGGCGTGGACTTTCCGCTCAACGCCCCGCCGGCCATGTTGCAGGAAGAGGTGGACGAGTCGGGTGTCCCGCAGTCCATGTTCATGTCATGCCAGTGGCCGATCCCGTTCTGGGCCGAGCCGAACGGCTGGCCGTTCACGCTCCTGGATTGGCACCGTCAGCCCGGCTACTCCTGGCCGATCAGCCTGATCAAGCCTGGCATCGGAGAGCTTCGCTTCATCAACTGGGGGATGTCCTTCCTAGCGACCAGGATCGCCACTTCCTCCCAGACGCTCATCGGTGTGGCTAAGGCCGCGGACCCAGATATCAAATCGAAGATCCTGGAGAAGAGCGAAGGCGGCTTTAACATCGTTGAAATCTCCGAAGCCGTGGGCCGCTCGGTGAACGATGTGATCTCGGTCTTCCAGATGCCTGGTGTCACCCAGGACATGTACAACATCATCCAGGCCGTTACGGAGATGTTCGACCGCCGCGTCGGGTTGACCGAGCTTATTTACGGTATGACCAGGTCAGCCTTCAGAAGTGCAGCAGAAGCTGCCGTGAAGAGCGAGCAGATTTCGGTGCGGCCCGACGATTACGCAAATACGTTGGAGGACCGTCTGTCGGAAGTCGCCCGCAAAGAGGCCCTCATGGCCCGGTGGCTGATCTATCCGCAGGATGTCGAACCGCTCCTTGGTCCGCTGGCGGCGCAAGCCTGGGGCATGCACGTTCAGAACGAAGCCCCCGACAACATCGTCCGGGAGTATTCGTACCGCGTGGAGGCTGGCAGTGCCCGCAAGCCGAACATCGCCACCAAGACCGAGAACCTGAACAACTTCATGCAGATCATCGCCCCAGTCTCCCAGGGTCTAATGCAGTCGGGCAGGCCGGAAATCTTCAACGCCATGCTCACCACCTGGGGCAAGGTCAACCAGATGGACGTTGCGGAGTTCCTTGTCCCGCCGCCGCCTCCTCCGCCTCCCCCGCCCCCGCCTCCAGGCCCAGAAGCACCTCCTGAAGCCCCTCCAGCACAATAGTCTTACATGATCCCGAAAACAGTTATGAACCGCGGCCGAGAGGCCATCGCCACTTACGAAGCCGCCCTTCCCTACGGCGAACGCTGGGCGGAGATGTGTGCCCTCCAGTGCCCTCCAGGCACCAAGGGCACTGAGCGTGCATTCCTTGAGGGCCGGCAGAACAACGAGCAGTTCGACAGCCTGCCCAAGCTCCAGGCCAAGTACATGATCCGTGAGGCCAAGCAGGCCGGGATCAACCCATCTGGCAAGTATTACTGCGCGGGCATTGCCGACAATCGCGGCTGGCGCGATCCGGCCGCCTGGGTCAGCAGCAACGACGATGTGCTGAAGGTGGCAAAGGCCCGCCGCATGGCCGTCTCGGGCAGTGTCAACTACGACCCCGGCCCTGCCCCTCCGCAGCGAAAACTGTTGGCGGAATCCATCATCCAGGATGAGGTTCGCAAACAGAAGCGAAAGAACCCCTCGGCCAAGACGAGCGATCTGCGGGCCAGGGTCATTGAGAAGCATGCGTACAGAGCGAAAGGACGAGGAGTATGAACGAGATTGCCAGGCACTTTAGCCCCGGGTCCGTGATCACGGCCAACAGTTCGGCCGCGACCACCTCGGGCCAGTTCCCGTTCGGCCGGTTTGGCGGGGCGTGCGTGATGATTGCCAACACCAACGGCGCCACGCAGATCAACTGGTTCGGGACCGTCGATCCTGGCGTGGCTCCGCAGCGGATCTACGCAGATGGCTCGGCCCTGTCTACGGCGTTGACGGTCGGCATCCATCCCGTGCCGGACGCCTGCTTCGCTGTCAATCATGTGGTGCCAGTTGTTGTGGGTGCGACCACCTGCGCCATGACCGTGATGGCCAAGGGGTAGGCCATGGAACACACGCTGCTCATCCTGCTGATCGTCGCCGTGTTTGTGCTGGCAGTGAGGAAGTGACTGTATGCCGATGAACAACCGGCTGCTGCGGCCTCAGTCCTCCGTTCCGAAGTTTTCGGCGCAGGGCTACACGCGCCTGTGGGGGCTGACTGCCAAGTCCACTGGCAACGTCTCAGGAGTGGCTGAAACTGACGCCGGCTATTTCGCGGTGAAATGGTGGGACAATAGCGTCGGTGTTTACGACAGCGGCAACACGTTCTCTAAGGCCGCCGCTGGCGGAAGGCGCGCGTTTGAGGTGTACCCGTTGGCAGAGCAAGGGACGGCCCTGCTGCTGAACTTCAACGGAACGAACGGCAGCACTACGTTCACAGATTCTTCTGGCAACGGGCTAACTGTGACGGCAAGTGGTGACGCGGAGATCAGCACTGCGCAGAGCAATTTCGGCGGCGCAAGCCTCTTTCTGGATGGCGGAAACGTAGAAGTTCCCGGCAATTCATCCATCGACTTGTCGTTCGGTGATTGGACTATTGAGTTTTGGTGCAGGCCAGCAAGCCAAACGGCCAGTTACCCAAGTGCGCTAGGAAGAAGCGGCGCGTGGGAGCCTGGAGCATGGAGCATTAGGTACGACGATGACTCGCATCCCAATACGTTTGCTGTCGTATCGAACGACCTGTCAATGTACTACCTAATTGCCGGTCAGTCGTTTGCCGCAGATCAGTGGCATCATGTCGCGGTTGTCCGAAGCGGACTAACTGACAGCCTGTACGTCAATGGAGTCTTGGAGGACAGTTGCACGCACGGCTCGGCCCCCAGTTGGCCCGACTTTGTCGGGCAGGCTCTGCTCGTCGGCGGATCATGGGACGGCGCTGAAGGAAAGTTCTACGGCTACATTGACGATCTGCGGATCACAAAGGGCGCGCTGTATACGGCTACGTTCACGCCACCGTCATCGCAACTCACCAGCACGCCGCTCGCCTACGTCGCGTCCGGTCAGTTCGACGGCTTCGACCTGTCCAGCAACTCGCTGACAGCGCTGCGTGCGGAAGGCGTGTCGCTTGCGACACTCGCTGGCGGCACCCAGTACGTCTCGGGCTACGGCTACACCTACGTCCCAGGCGAAGCGGAGCAAGGCAATCTTTCGGACAACCTCCTGTCCTCGCAGGCGCTCAATACGTTCTACGCGGACCTGCTAGGCGGCTCAGGGGATTTGCTCGTCACCGGCAATCCCGGCATCGACGCCGACGATCCGACGATTGCGACGGCGAAGGGGTATACGGTGTTTGGATCGGAGCCTCCATGACCTACTTCTGCACTCCCCGCTACAGCGTGGCCCTGAACGCAAAGGTCGGATCGTCCAGCATGGCGCGGGCGATCATCCGGCAGTACTATCCAAAGCAGAATTGGCTGATCCGCACGGCGGCGTTCCCGCCCGGTGCGGATGAGACGAAGCGACAGTGGCACCATTGGTGCAGGTCAGAGAAAACGCCGTCGAAGCCCGTCATCCTGCTGGTCCGCGATCCGGTGGAGCGGTTCATCTCGGCCATGCAACAGGTCGGCCTCAAGAAGAAGGACGTTGACGCTGCCATTGAGTCGCTTGAGAAGGACACGCCGGTGCCTGCACGCAAGGGTCCGCCGCCAAGACGAGCAGCACGCATGCGCCGTCGCGGCATGAAGCCTCCGCGACCGGGCAGGCTCCGCGACGATGTACATTTCCGGCCGCAGCATGAGTGTGCCAGCGGTCCGACGAAGTGCTACCGATTCCCAGATCATCTGACGCAGGCGGCTGCGGAGATTGGACTGGAGGCCAGGCTGCCAAGGGCCAACGAGGCCAAGAGAGAGAAGCCGACGCTGACTCCCGAGCAGGAGGCAAGAGTTCGCGCGTACTACGCGGCCGATCAGTCTCTGTTTGCGTCGATCACGCAGGCGGGGCATGTGTACACGCCGGCGCGGCCGGTGGAGGGGGAGTAAGTGGGCTACATCACATACTACGACCTGGTTGAAGCCCTGATTGTCTCCTCCTACGGCGGGCCGCAGGATGCCGAGCAGCGTGACATTCGCTCCGCCATTCACCGGGCGTACAACGAGCTGACAACGATCCGTGACTGGGGCTACTACTCCGTTCACGGGCGCATCGTCACCAATCCGGCATATACCACCGGGACCATCGGAGTGTCCTCCGGAGCCGTGACGCTCACTGGAGGGTCTTTTGCCACGGCCGGCGTGACGGCGTCGAACGCCAAACACTGGACTCTCCGGACAGGCGACCGTTCGTATCCACTCGCCTCCTATTCCAGTGCCACGGCGGTCACGCTGGAGTCATCCTTCTCTGGAATCGATGTGACGGCCGGGTCCTCCTACACCCTGTTCCGCACCATCTACCCGCTGCCGTCCGACTTCAAAAACATGGACGAGCCCAGCGACGAGTTCAACTGGTGGTCTGGGCTGTATGTGACCCCCGATGAGGCGATGAAGATCGAACGGGTGAGCAACTCGTCGGGCGAGCCCTACCACTGGACCCTGATCAAAGATCCCCACGGTGCGAGCTGGTCGATCAAGTTGGTGGGCTGGCCGACCGCCAAGGAAACCATCGACTTCACCTACCGCCGCACCGCCCGGCCGATTCGCTATTCCGGCCATGAGGCAGCCCTTCGCCAGGGGACGATCAGCCGCAGCACCGCCACCGTCACCGGAACGGGAACAGCCTTCTCGCCTGCGATGGTGGGTTCGATCCTGCGTGTTGGCGACGTTACCAACATCCCGGGACCGATTGAGTCGCTGACGCCGTGGGTGTCCGAGAGCCGCATCGCTACGGTTGGGTCTTCGACCGCCCTGACTACCGAGGACTCTGGGACGGTATCGGGTTCGACCAAATACCTGATCACCGATCCGATGGATGTGGCCCCGCACATGCAGGCCGCCCTGGATAGCTGCTGCGACTACTGGCTGGCACGCATCCGCGGACAGGCGGTGGACAAGATGTTCCAGATGTATCAAAGGGATCTCAGGTTGGCGATGGAACAGGACCAGCTCGCTCCACTCAGCGGTCGCAGCCGACAGATTTACCATTACGGGGGCTGGCGTAGCCCGCTCATGCCAGACCAGGGATGATCACCATAGACTCATGGAAGGGTCTGGTCACTAACGCCAGCCCCTACTCTGTGCCTGCGACTGCGGCGGCCACGCAGGTCAATCTGCAAGCCCTGGTTCCGGGGTCTGTCGTTGTCCGCAGCGGCATGACCAACGTGTCGTTCGCCACGCACACCGGATCCACCACAGCCGTTGTGCAGATGTTTCACTTTCAACACAGCACCACAGGCCACTTGGTCTATCAGAACGCCGCAGGCGGGATCTATGTTGCCAAGGGGGCGGTCTGATGCAGCTTGGCTCTGGGGTGGTCAAGGTGACGGTGGGCTCTGGCGGCAGCGGCTATGGCTCTGCGCCGTCCGTGACCATCTCCGGTGGCGGCGGGACTGGCGCCGCGGCGGTCGCTCAGATGGCCGGCACCGTGGTCCAGGGCGTGATCATCACCAACGCCGGAACGGGATACACCTCGGCCCCGGCCGTGTCGTTTTCGTCTGGCGCCGCAGCAGCCACCGCTAGCGTCCTTTCGTTCGCCGGCACCCGGCCCGTGACGTTCTTCAAAGGCCGGCATGACATGTACGGCGTGGACGGCCACGGCCGTGGGTTCCGCTGGGACGGCGAGACGCCATACCTGGAACCGTTGGGCATCTCTAAGCCGGCGAGCTTTGCGGCCCCTGTCGGATCGACCTCGGGCCAGAAGTATTACGTTGCCGAAGTGCAGGTCATCGACCGCGGCAATGGTTACGCCAGCGTCCCGGGAGCCGCGTTTACTGGCGGCGGTGCGACAACGTCAGCGGCGGCAGTGGTGACGGTCGCCAACGGCAGGGTCAGCGGTGTGCGGCTAACCGACCGCGGTACTGGATACACGGCCGCCCCGCAGGTGTCTTTTGTCGGCGGGCAAGGCAGTAGCGCTGCGTTTACCTGCAACGTCCAAGGGAGCCTTGTGGGCCTGGAGTTCCTCTCTGTCGGATCTGG